ATTTCCTAATGTTTATGCTCTTATTATGACAGATGTTTCGGGGAATGTCAACAATAAAAACACTTTTTTTTCATCCTTATGTCGTTTTTTGTGTAAACCCTTAAAGCATCGCCATCCAATAAAGGCCAACACCAGTTAGATAACAGATCGTTGAGATCATAATATTTCGGAACGCAAGATCCTTTTCCATCATTTTGTCATATTCGTGTTGTGTGTAGTATCTGTTTTTCATGCTCTTATAATACCTCAATGCTTAGTCAATGTCAACAAAAAATGATCTTTTTTTTATCTTTTATTCACTTTTTTGTGTAAACCCTTAAAGGGCGTCTTCAATGGATCCGATCAATCCTTTGTCATCAAATGCAATTGAACACATTCGGATCGGATATCCAATGATCGTTCTTTTGACAATCGCGCATTTGAAATCGGCAATGTCAAGCAATTGATTGTCGAACACATAAAGAAACGACAAGACGAATAGGCCAAAAATGATCAAGTATTTTTTCATGTTTTAATCTCCTTCTAAAACTGATATACGCCTACGGGTAATCCCGCTTTCTTTAGGCCGCTTGCATAAGTTAATCCTGAGCTATCTTGAATAACGATAAACTCACGGGACAGTGGATACCTGTATGTGCATCCATTGCCAATGTTCTTGCAACGAGCGAGGGTTTTCGATACTCCGTATGAATAATCGCCTTCGCAATCAAAACCGTCAAACACGGTTATTTTTTCAATTACTTTGAAGATCTGTTTTGGATCTTCTGGATCGCAGATGACCGATCCTTTTTCAATGTTTTCTAATTTCTTAACTGGCATTTTTTAATCTCCTAATTTCCTAATGTTTATGTATGTATTATCTCTTATCCGCTCGAAAAAGTCAATAAAAAAAACGCTCGTTATGTCGTTTTCTGTGGAAACCCTGACATCCTATCAAGGCTCCACAGGGACAGTGAAACCCTTAGTCGTTCTTGCACCACCACTTAGGGAAACCATATTGGTCAGTGTCAAGGGTCATAACCTCTTCAGAATGAGCACCATAAGTATAGCCAGTGTAAACCACTAGCTGGCCAAGATTGTCAGTCTCAACCTGAGCATTACCTTTGAACAGATGGCGCATAACCATTTTAAGATCGTCAACATTGGCTCGTGTTTCAAGCACTTCGCGAAGCTTGGTAACAGCATCGACAACATCGACGGTTTGTTGGTTCCAGTTTTTGTTTAGTTCAGTCATAAATTCTCCTAATTTCCTAATGTTTATGTTATGTATTATCTCACAAGGGACAGTGATTGTCAATAAAAAAAATCACTTTTTTTATCTTTTTCGTTAAAACCCTTATGCCAAAATGCCTGAGCTTCTGCCTACTTTAACCTTGGGTAACAGGTGAACGAATTTACCACGACGAGTCCAGAACAAAAGGATCGCCCAAGTATTGAACAGAATGATTTCAGAGTATTTTGGATTTCGGTTTGCTTTGTATGCCTTATTCCTAATCTTTAACATGCTCTTATTATCTCCTATCCTACTCGAATTGTCAACAAATAAATTAACCTTTATTTACTTTTTTGTGGATACCCTAATACGGGACAGTGATGGCGAGGGTATATATTTGTGTGTGGCCTGGTTCACTGTCCCGCTAGGGGATCTACTCATCGTCATCGACGACTACTGTTTACATGACAGGTGTGAGAAAAAACTGATAACCTGGTCCATATTGGTCCTGAAGTTTTTTGACCAACGAAAGCATCTTGTATTTGCAGGATCGTCGTTCAATGTTAATTGGTGGATTAAAAATTTTTCCGTTTGGTCCCATGCAAGCAATGTCAAAAATCATATTATCTCCTTTGTTGATTTCCTAATGTTTATGTATGTATTATGACATGAAGGCGAAAGAAAGTCAATAAAAAAATCGACCTTCATTCACTTTTTTGTTAAAACCCTACTTTCCTTACTGCTGCGTCTTCGTCACCAGTAATGGTCTGAACGGCTTTTTTCAGCTTGACAGACTGATCACATAGACCCTCACGAACGCATTTGTAATCATACTCACGAGTAGAATCCAACCATTGATTGTCTTTAAGGATGGCTACAGCATGTTTAATGTATCCATCTTCGACACACAATGTCAAGTCACGGTCAATGAGATCGTCAACCAAGAGTCCAAGAGCTTGGATCAGAAGACCATTTTGTTTTTCCAGATCGGCCATCTTAGCGTCATGTTGTTTGATTGTTTCTAGTAAGCTCATATAATCTCCTTATGATTTCCTAATGTTTATGTTTGTATTGTCTCACAATGGGGAATGATTGTCAATACTTTTTTTAATCTTTTTTAACTTTTTTGTGAGAACCCTTAGTTCTCTGGCAGTCTGTCCAAGTTTGTGTAAAGGACAATCTGATCATTTAGGTCCGTGGCAATGTCGCCTTCTGGAAGGATCTCCTGAAGCAAATAACAAATGTCATTAACATCTGTCACGAGATCTTGGATTTCTCCAACAAGAGCACTAATTTTTTCAAGTCGTTGTTCTTTATTCATGTTCGTATTATCTCCTATCTTATCCTAAATGTCAATACTTTTTTTAATCTTTTTTTATTTTTTTGTGCAAACCCTTATTCGGGCAAGTCCTCCATCTTCTCCGCGTTCTTTCGGATTTGTTCGCTGGCCCATTGGTCCATGATCCGTAGAGCGTGTTCTTTGTCTTTCTCTGGAATGTCATCATAATTGCTTGTGCCTTCCATGACATTGCTGAGTGCTTCGTAAAGTCTGTATTCCCATGTATCTCTGTAACTGTTCATATATGTATTATCTCCTATTTTACCTTGAATGTCAACAATTAAATTAATCTTTATTCACTTTTCTGTGAGAACCCTTAAACGGGACAGTGCTACATCTGAGCAATCACATTGCCATTGCAATCAACCAAACGAACAATGTTCTGTGGTGATTGTGATTTCCAGAATTGCAAAGCCTGGTTTGCATTAGGAGCAGAAGCCCCAACAGATGCAAGTGTTACCCAAAGCCCACCATATACCAATTTTTGAATTGTAAAGCTCATATTATCTCCTTCTAATATTCTGAAAGAACCTTTTCGATTCTTTTGGCCTTCTGCCTGGTTTTGTTTCTTTTGTTTAATCTATGTTCATGGGATCCTGCTTTTCGTTTGAATATCTGACAGAAGTCAGAACCGAGTGCAGGAATCTTTGTTTTCTTTCTCATATCTCTCAACCTTTTTTCTATACCCATTATCTCATAAAGATTAATGAATGTCAACAAAAAAGATCAATAAATAAAGAAAAAAACGGGACAGTGAAAGCCATTACTATTATAGGAGGAGATAAAGGAGATTATTGAAGGAAGTGACCTTCACTGTCCCGCCAGGATGGGGGTTTTCGATTAGAGGGTTATTCGGGCTGGTAACAGATACCTTCGTCAATTAATGATTGAGCAGTCCGGCCATAATGACCTTGCAATTGCCAAGCCATGCCAGAATTGATCAGCTCTTGAAAAAAATCGATCATTCTTTCTTCTGACATTTGACCTGCTTCATATTCTATGATATCGTTAATATCTACCATTCGACACCTTCAGCTGTTCCAAAAGACTTGTTAATCTTCATCACTTCAATGGTCCAGTCCCGTCCGAATGCTGTTTGGTATTCATAGGCGAGTCTTTGAGCTTCGTCAAGTTCTAACTCTTGCTCAAGTGTTTCGATTGTTCCGTTATAGGTTCCCCAGATTTCGTAATTGTTCATACTGCTAGTGTCTCCTCATCCATTTTTTTCATTTGTTCAACAGCGTATTTATCCAAGAGATCATTTGCATCATTGAAAAGTTCTGCATCAACAGGGCAAACAGTTCCTTCACAATATCTCTCGGAAATGTTATACACAAGATCGTCAAGCATTTTAAAGAGTTTGTATTCCATAGTGTCCTTATCAATCATAATCTTATTATCTACCATCCTTCCCCATTTGTCAACAATTTTGTTAATCTTTTTTCGTTTTGGTCAAGCAAACGATTGTATGTCTGAACTTGCTCTTGAATATGAGCAGCAATATTTCTATGCTTTACAACTTCACGAAAGAGTTGTGCTCTTTCTTCGTTGATTGCAAGCAACAATTCGTCGCTAACTTCTTTATTTAATAAATCAAACACTTCATTTCTCGACAACTTCATGATGGTATTGTCTCATAGAGCGATCCTTTTGTCAACTATTATTTTAATCTTTTTTGACCTCCGCAAAAGGGCGAAAAACGGGACAGTGATTATACACCATCGGTCATGAGCTTGTCAACAAAAAAATGAACAATTTATCCCATAGGGATTCCCTAGCCTTCCCAATAAATCGTCAATTAATGGTCGATTTTGCTTGACAATTATTGGCAAATATGCTATGGAAAATGGCTTAACATGAGCTATTCTTTGTAAGTTATTGATATTAAAAGGAATATTGAGAGAGGGTCAAATACACCCCCACAAACTCCCATTATCCCCATAATCTCACTCATTTTCCTGTCAAATAATCTCAGCCAATAGGACTAACATGGATCATTCAAGCTATCCCACCGATCCCCATTCATCCCCATTTACCACCACACTAATCCACTTTTGTTTCATTCTCAATTATAGACAAGTATTCATCTTTATTTTGTGGAAAGTTCAACCTTGCAAATGGCTTGTGCTTTAGCACAGCAAGATCTCTTGCATAAGCTGCCTCTTCTTCAGTTGGATAGTAACCACTAAAAACTTGTTTCTTTCCGCAAGGAATATAAACATCTTTAATTCTTACCTCTGTTCTCCAAGGATTCTTTTTGTTGACCTTTGTTCTATAAACTCCAATGAACTTGCTTGTGGCTTCTTCAAATCCTTTCTTATTTTGCATATTCTCTGCCTGGGTCAGAACACGAAGATTCTCTCTTCTATTGTCAAGTGGATCTCCATTGATATGATCTGTTACCATTCCTTTTGGAGTCTTAGCAATCTGTTGATGAAGGAAAATCATGCTTGATCCTGGACCATCTGATATTTTTCTCTTTCTTTTAACATAAAACTTGTCTTTTTTACATTTGTATTCCTTCTGCACATGCCAGTTATGATCTTTAGCCCATTCATAATCTTCATCATCTAATTTGACACGGAATGTTCCATGCACTCTGCTCTCAATAATAATCTCTTTCATTTCTTTTTTATTTTGTTCTCCTTCAAAATTTTAATACACTGGCCAATCTTCAGGAAAGTTTAATCTTCCAAACATATGACCATATAACTCCATTGCTTTCTTATCATATGCTTTAGCTGCTGTGATTGGGTCTTCATATTCTCCTATAAAGATGTTCTCTTTTTCATATATGATATTGGCTTTCCAAATTGATTTATTATTTATTTTTTCTTCTTTGATTCCGATAAAGTCATTAGTCTTTTTTTTCATATTCGTTTATAGCCCAAATTGTAAGAGCCAATACTGAACCCCATAAAACAACGAATCCAATTAATTCTAATGCTCCTTTCATTTCAATCAATAGCATCTCTGCTTGTAATGCTGAATCCATTTCTAATATTCCTTATTGTATTAATCGAAAGAATTGAAAACGCTATTATGTAAAAGGAACCTTTCAATAAAGTTTTTTTTATTCTTTCTCTTTTGCGATCAATCAAAATCACCTTTATAATAACTCCACATAATAGTGATCACCGCTGTTGGAAGAACAAACATTAATCCAAACATGAATACATCAAATAAATCATACGCTATCATTTTCTTCTTTCTCCTTTAGCTTCTCGATAAACCTTTGAATGTTTCTATAACCTTTTCGATTTTCTTTTCTTTGTTCCTCGGAAAACTCATTGTAGAAATGGTAATGAACTTTCTCTTGGAATTCATGAAGAGCATTAATCTTATTTTCTTTTTCTCTCTTTCTTTTTTCTTTAACGAAATCTACGATGTTTTCTGACATCTTCCTTTTTCCTTATTACATGTTTTTCTGTCCAATTCGATGTGTCGTCTGGAAACTTTATAAGAACCCATTGTGATTCTTTTGATGACCAATAATAATCATCAACCTGAATTGGCTCGCCAAGTTTTAAATATTCATATCCTTCTGGAAGGAACTTCTTTTCTCTCACCCCAAATCCCCTTTATAATTTTTTATTGTTTTTCTTTTTTGCTGCTGAATAGTTCGTCAATCTTCTCTACATCGAATGTAAGAATCCCGCCTTTATAAAAAAGCAAAAAGAGGGTTATTGCACCCAATCCGGCCAATCCTGAAATTCCTGATAAAACGATTGCTTTTGCTACTTCAAATCCCATTTTAATTTTCTCCTTGTTTTAAACTTGCGCCTTCTGAAATGAAAGCAATATCCCATTCATCTGTTTCTTGTTCTTTGATAATGTCTGTTGTTTCGACATCTTCAAAAATGTATTTTTCTTCCTTATTGAACAAAAGAGGCTCGTCACCTCCTGCTGCTGCATTATGAAGAGCTGTATAAATAACGATCTCTGATTCGTAGAATGTCTCATCAACTTCACAACCTGGAAAGAATGTGTGAGCGATTCGAGTTACATCATCAAAGTCGAATACGGTTAAATCTTCCGCAATTCTTTGAGCAAGCATCGTTCGATCATTGGGATCATCTGTGCAATATGACCGATGCCTTTCTAAAATATCCAAGAACAGTTCTTTTATTTTTTCGTTTGCTTTTGGCTGAACCATTATTCTTTATCCTTTAATTCTGACAAGACCATTTCCAATGCTCGAATATATCCAAGATAGTATTGCATAATTGGAAATGCTTTATTTTGTTTTAGATTTTCTCTTGCTTTTTCTAATTTGTTCTTTAGTGTCTTCTTTAAGTTCATCTTGATATGCTTTGTGGGCCTCTTCGGGTGTTTTAAAATAACCAATCACTTGATTGTCAACAACTGCAACCCAACGATGAGTATCTGACTGTGGACCTGGAATGCGTTTTGTGAGCGAAACTCCTTCAAAATTTGCAAACTTTTTGGACCCAATTGGATTCTTGCGTGGTCTACCCCTCTTCTTGGGTGTTGTGTCAATTTTTGGCTTATTTTTGGAACCTTTTGGCCTACCTCTACCTCTTTTGACTGTTGTCATTAATCATCCTTATTGTCTGGGAAAATTTCCCGCGAAACTTTGGGACTGAATCCGAGTCTTCTGCCCCGTTTGAACTCTGGAACGAAGTGCCCCTCTTTGCGTAGGTTCGAGGCTTTTACTGTGGCACATGCTGTGCTAATACCGAGTTCTTCTGAGAGAGTCTTGAGTGAACCCGTAACCACATGCTTCTTCCAAGCATCGATAAACTCTTGTGGCGTGTGCTTTGCTGGGCGACCTCTTTTCTTCGGCTGAGACTTCCTTGCTACTCCTTGGCTTTTTAGCTCTTGTGCGATAAATTGGGCGAGTGACATCTTAGTTAACCTCCTTGATGTTCGTCTTTGATATGTTTAACAGTGCAAGACTTAATCTTGCCTTCAATGCTTTAATTTCTGTTCGGGAACTGTCATTTATATCTGCCAATTCCAATAATAAATCTTCAATCTCTTTTTGTCCATATCTATCGGAAGCGTCGGCCAATACATCAGCAGAACCCGCTATATCTCCATAATGGCTCAATAGAAGCATAGCCGCCTCAACATATGATATAGAATTTACATCCATCAATAAACTAATCAAGAATCAATACCCTTTCGCCTACAGGCGTGAAATAAGTATGTCGAGCACCATATCCATCGGTCAACCACATTCTTTGACATTTTGAACGAATTGGTTTTGGGGCCAACATATCAGTTATAATAATATGTCCATCAAAATTTCTAGCATTTACATATTCTGTTGGAGCATTAAAGTCAGTTCCACCGGACAAGACTCTTTCTCTTGTTCTTCTCTCGCCCTTCTTCCAAACATAAACCTTCTCATCGAAGACCTCATGATCAAATGGAACAACCGTAAAGCTTGCAAACTTTGCAAATTCACTCAACCAATCAAATACTTTTCCTAATAGCTCATCTGAAACAGAACCAGATTGATCAATACTGATTGCAATGTTTGCTTTAGTTTGTTTCTTTCTTCCAAACTTTGTTCCTGGCAATCGTCGGCTTCTTCTGGTCACAGAAGTTACCTTGTCAGTTTTAACGCTAGCCTTTACAAAACTCGCAAGCACTTGCTTTGGGTCAAGTTTAAATCTATTCTGGACAGACTCTCTAATTTGCTTTTGAACCTTCCATGAAACAGAACCCCAACCTCTAGCTTTGGCTCCATCGGATGTGCCAGCATCACATTCACGAACTGCCTTGGACAATGCTTCTTCCATTTTCTTGGAAGCAATCTGACGACCTGATTGATCATCATCGCTTGCAGTCTGTCCAAAGTCATCGTGATCATCAAATTGGCCATCACCAGAAAACTTGTCTGGATTCTCTTTCATTTCTTTCTTGATCCAATTTGCATACCATTCAGAGGCCATTCCAAACATTGTCAGTTCTTTAAACTGATCACGACCTGGCATTAGAACAAAATCAGGAGCACCTCTTCTCATGTTGTCAAGAGAATTAATCGCCAAGTCCATTGACATGTTGGCCACTTGTCGGCTTACATCTTCCAATGTTCTATGTTCAGTATGACCGAATGATGCGTGATAAAGCTCGTGCATCAAAACCCATTTCTTGTGGTCATTTGATAATGATTCAAAAAAGGATGGATTGTAAAGCAATTCATACGACAGTCGTTTTTTATTGAATTTAATTCCTGCTGTTGGAATTGCTTCTGTTGGTCTTTTATCCAATTGCCTTGACAAAGCAGCGAAGAATGGCTCATCACGCAATAGCTGGAATATATCTTTTTCTAATTGATACTTCTTCTCACTCATGATATGTATTCTCCCATATATTTAATCTTTTGTCAAGTATTTATTTAGTTTTATTTTCTGGGTTGCCGACAATGCTTGCAATGTAAGAGCCAAAGGTTTCTCCATTGGATAGCTTAACGCTCCACATTTTAGCAATCGAATCACCATTTGCACGAGTTAGTGCTTCCCATGCCTTCATCGTAAGCTCTGGTGTGATGTTAATCACAAACTCTGCGATGTTGGTTAGTTGGTCAAGCGGTAATTCACCCTTGAACTCTTCAGACGATGACACCTTGTCAATCATAGCGTTAGCATCATTGATGCTGAAACCTTTAACAATATCTTGTCTTTTGCCCTCAAGAATATCTTGAACAGTAACTTGGATATCCAACTTCTCAACGAAATCACGGAATACGATTGCAGCCTCTTGGCCGACAAAACCTTCCGCAATGAAATATAATTCCATTGGAACTTCTTCTTCGTCATCCCTTTTAAGCAACTCGTAATCAGTGAGCGCAAGACATTTGTCAAAGTGCGCCCATGAACGACGCGAAGGATAAACTTTGTGTGGCTCGAACTCGCCCTCATGCTCAAGATGTTTTTGGTTATGGCGAATGAAATCCACAACAATTGGATTAAGCTTGCCATCAGCCCAATTGGTCCAATCATCTACAGTTGGCTCAAGATTGACATGCCACCAACGATCATGCTCGGCTGGATCAAGCTCAGATACTTGATAGGAATTGTTGCTATCATGTGAGCCACCGTTAACCATTGCAATCACAATTGTATCAGGATGCAATGTATGACCAGCAATCTTTCGAGAGTCTGTCAACTCCATCAATGATTGACGAACATCATTTGCAGCACGATCAACCTCATCGAAGAAAAGAATGCAAGGTTCAGTGCAAGCACGAGCAAACCAACCCATTGGAGCGAACTGAGTTATGCGACCATATTCAGTGTCCTTTGGCTCAGGAACACCAATAACATCACCAGTATCGGCCATTTGACTAGCACGACGCTCGATGACTGGAAAAACATAATCATTTCCATACTTCGACACAAAATCATTGCCAAGGATATTGGCTAGCTTGTCAGCCAACTGATAAACTAATTCTGATTTACCAATGCCATGCGGCCCATGACCCATGATAGGTTTACGGGAGCGAATAATGTATGGTGCGATTTTTGTGAATTGTGCAAATGAAATACCTTGTGTCATAGTTGTTTAACTCCTTATCTTTTTTGTAAACCTATTCTCTCATAGTATCTATCTTTTGTCAACAGGAAAAAGATAAATATTTATTTTTTTTGTGGAAACCCTTATGCGTATAAGAAATAATCTGGACTGTCTAATCCGAGTAACCAATCATTATTAACAGAATTAATAAATGCACTCTTCTTTGTTTTGCCCGCAATCGTTATTAGCGAAGCAGCAAAGCTATCTACGATAGATGAGAATTCTACTGGCAATGTATACCATTTGGTGCTACCATTTGGAAATCTCACCTGAACGCATTGAGTGTATCTTGTGATTTGTCTGTGATCTAATTCTCTATTTCTAAAACCGACAACAATACCATACCAACCATTATGATCAATCTCTGCTAGAGTTCGACTCCTACGCCAATTATTATCTATTTTGTCTGGTTCTACAAACTTAACCAAAGAACCAACACCAAAGCCATAGTCGTCACACAGCGTAATAAACTGTGCTCTCCATTCAGATGACTTTTGTGCAACTGCTTTCCTATCTAGCTTTAGCTTTTCACAAGTGCGCTTTGTATGGCCTGGAGTGGAGCAATAGCTACATTTCCTTTTGGTCTTGTTTGCATTTTTAATTTTTTCTCGTTCGGCCCAAAAGCCATTGGGATTGTCACGAATTTCTTTTTTAAGCTCTTGACAATTTCTACGATTGTGACCTCTTTGGCCGCACCATCCACATCTTCTACTTGGCATTAAAGTCTCCTTTGCTAATTGTTTATGTGCCAATAATAACTTATCTTAATCTATTTGTCAACTCTTTTTTAATCTTTTTGCATTTTCGTGGGTCAAACCCTGCAAGGTCTGGATTATTCGACACCCACTCTTTATTCTCCTTATAAAATCAATCATAATCGCTCATACAATAAATCATATGATGTTCGCCATTTTCGTTTTTACCTTCTTTTGGGGCATAAATCTTGAAGCGTGGGATATTCATTTCGGTAGCCCAACTTACAAAGCTCTCCAAAGAATCAAACTCCACCGCCTTTTCAGGGTATTCAACAAATCCATCTTCGGTGTAATAACCACAGTCGTCTCTATCTGTAATGATAAACTTCATTCTTTATTCTCCGCTAGTTTCTCAACATAACTATCTGGTTCCAAAGTTGTCTCCCCGTGTGCCCAGTGAATAATCAATCGGTCTTCAAAGTAATCATTATAAGTTTTGAAAAAGTTTTCTTTTACTTTTAGCACTATCCCAATCACTACTTCGTTGTTAGAGTATTTGTGCTTTAGCATTACCAAGTCACCGACTTTCATTCTTCGCTCTCCGCAAGTTTCTCAAATGCTTCTTTGTGCTGCTCTGCGATGAGCGACTTCAACCTAATGATTTCCTTTTTTAACTCTCGCTGATAATCAAGTCGTTCTTGTGGAACGCCAGTATCAAGAAAATTATGAACTGACAACTCTCGTTGTAGTTCTGTATTCTCTTTTTTGAGTTCTTCTACTTGCTTTTTGAGTTCTTTGATTTCGTCAGTCATTCTTTGTTTTCCCTATAAAAAAATGTTAGGCAACCAACCCACCTAACTGACTGTTTCCAGTCCCACCCGCTACAATCGGGGTAACTTCATTTGATACAATTATACTCCACTTGGAATCAGGTGTAAACCTTTTGGATAAAAAAGCCCTCACTTGTCTCTAACTGGGGAGCTTTTTAACCTTTTTACATTTTCGTGGATCAAACCCTGCAAGGTCTGGATTATTCGACACCCACTCTTTATCAATCGCCCATCTATGGCCCCACAATCTTTTACGAACTGAATCAATACGGAATGGGTTATCTGTATAAACCGCTTGATTCTTTTGATCGTGATTTAAATCACATTTGTATTTTTTGGCTAATTGGAATAATTCCTCGAATTCGTCTTCCTGAACGAATCCAAGAAAAAACCAATCTTGTTCAAATCGTGGCATATCAGACATATTATTCTCCTCGTGCTTGTTCATCATTGTGGTAGTAGTGCGAGATCATAAATGCTCTTTTTTCAACTTTTCAAGAATCTTCTTTCTTGCCTTTTCTTTTTCTTCCCATGACTCCCAAGGCAACGGGCGCATCTTATATTCTTTTATATCGAGATGGTGATCTGGCAACTCAAGTGCGAGATCATATCTATAGAAGTAAGTTTTATCATTCCATTTTTTGAACTCCTCCTCTTTCATCTCTTCGGCGATCTTTACTCTTGCTCTTTCAAGTTCTTCCATAGTTGGCCAACAATCCTCATTACCCCAATTGAATAACTCATAAACACGATGCCTGATTCGGTGATTAATCCAGCCAGCGTAGTGCTGGTCGAGTTCCTCTTCTTGTTCTTTAGTGACATGCCTTGGTGGCTCTTCTTTATACAAGAAGCCACCTCCACCACCACCTGAACTACCCACTGAGTATCCATCATCCTGGTCATCACCACGAGAAGAATAATATCTTTCGTTGTTTGGATTTAATTGCATAGAGCGATTATCATCTGAAGTGTATTTACCCATTAGTTTTCTCCTTTAAACGGTTTGTTCATCATTATGTTAGCATTGTCTCACAATAGATTAAGAAAGTCAAGATAAAAATTAATCATTTACCAATTATCTTTAATATCTTTTACGGACACCCATATGACAAAGGCCAAAACAACGATGACTGGGATCATGTTATAGAATGTCATTATTTATTTTCCTCGTCATTGATTGGATTTTCTGCAATAATGTCCAGATAATCCAATTCTTCATCGGTCAGAGGCTTCTCTAAATCTATATCATCAAAGTCAATCATGTTCGTATTATTTCATAATGTTAACCTTTTGTCAATAAAAAAAACGCCTGATGTTTATCACACCAAGCGTTTCCTTAATAAAAACAGTAAGTTATAGACTATTTTTTATTTGTTTTTCTGATGATGTCTGCCGTGACTTCAAACTCTTCACCAGAGAAATCATATTTTGGGCTGGTATCGTGAGCATCATCACTGATGCCAACTCCATCAATTGAAGCAATGTTGGTCACACCAGATTCAACTTTTGGATATAATTTTGCTGCCCATTCATTGTGTTGCCTGTATGGATCCTTGTCAGCATCAATATGATGTTGGCCACACCCACACATAATTTGTGTCTGAATATCTAAATCCAATTCGATGGTTTCGTCATCGTCTTCTGCAAACTCTCCTTGTCTGTTTATTAAATTAATGTAATAGTCCATTTTAAATCCTCGGCTCATATATTTCTTTTATTGATTCTATCATATATCTGTAATGGCTATGAAGAATTTGTTTTCTTTCTCTAACCTTTGCTTCATATCTTTTTATCTTTTCTATATTTTTTGATCTTGGCCATCCTGGTCCACCGTTATAGCATCGATATCCCAAGTTGCCCTTGCAATGATTATATCTTTTTCTATATGAAGTTAAAATATGAATTGCAGCATCAATATTCTTTGATGGATTCATCATATCTTCTTTGCATGATTTCATGCTGTCATATTTAAACTTCTTATACCACCACTTGCAATTAACCTGGAACAGTCCTGAATCTTTTGTTCTGGAATATGCCTTTGGATTCAAGGATGATTCTGTAATTGCTATTGCTAAAAGCTCATAAACATCTTGATTTGTTTTTGAAGCCTTTTTTATTATGTTGTGGACTTGCTGCTTCTTATGTTCTTTCTTCAGACCATAAGGATCTTTTGCAGCCACAAAAGAAGTTAAAAGCATTACACTGATAGATATTTTCATTACTTTACTCGTATTCATTTCTGAAAGCTGTCTCTATAACTGAATTTTTATATTCACAGTCATTTTGATTATCGAAAAAGCTTTCTAGGTCAACATCATCGACATCGCATTCTTCAATAAGCTCATTGTCAATTAAAAACTCTGAGATTGTTGCCCTAATCTCATATGTTTTCTCGTCTGAGATTGATTCTCTCATGTCTTCGAGAAGGTTCCACAATTCTGAAATTGTGATATCGCCTGATTGAAAGTCTTCAATCATTTGATCGATTATGAAATCATTCACATATATCCTCCTAAGACTTCTGAATTGTAACAAATGTTACCAAGTCTGTCAAGAATTAAATACAAATATTTTGGAAGATATTCCTTAATAATTGAGTATATCTTGTTGGATCTGGTGGATAAATGTCAATTAGTCTATCTAAATCACCATTTACAATGTCATCCCACATGTAAAAATAGACTGGAGATGTGATAATATGTGTCTCGTATGCATCTCCAGGCTGGCAGTCTCCGACTTGACAATTTAGATTATTTGATTGGACTTGCGGTTCCTGTAGATTGATCCATGATTGAGCAGCTTCATCAGTGATTACAACTATATACGGATATGCATCCGATCTCCAACCAATCCCAACTGGATCTCCTGAATCTGTGAGAGCGTTAAGGACATCATAGCTTGGCTCGTTTGGTGCTCCATTACAACCTAAGCTTGCGAGAACTGAACTGAATGTTGCAACATCAACAAGCGATGGGTTTGTTCTTAGCTCATAAAGAAGGTTTGGATTTACTGCATACTGACCTGGATATGACACAAGCGCAAACCTATGTTCTGTGTTTTGAAACTGGCTAACATATTGTGTAATGCCTTGGGCAAGAGCTTGAATGTATGGACACATTGATCCCGATATATCAATTGCAAACACCATATCAACTTTGTCATGCGGATTTAAATCTTCATCGACCAAACCATCACAATCATTATCTAATTGATCACATATCTCTGCTTGTGGTGCTACAGCTCCTGCACAATCTGACCAAACTCCTGCTGTGCATGAACTTGTTCCAACTCGACATTCGCCAATTCCAGCTTGAGGAATTGAGCCACAAGTATCGACCATTCCATCAACGATGCCGTCACAATCGTCATCCCAATTATTGCATTGTTCTGGTTGCGTATTATAATAATAACATGGCCCCCAATTACCGAACTCATCACAAAGTTCAATACCAACACCACAATTAATTGGTTGATTTGTTTGTGGATCTAGAATATTACTATTGCATAATCTTGCTGCGCCGAGAATACAACTGCATCCCTCATCAACTTCACCGTCGCAATCATTATCTAATCCGTCACACAATTCTGGTTCTGGTTTTGGTGCATCACAATTGGCCCAACCACCAGCACTACATTCTTCAACACCATTGCCGCAAGCTGTGGAGCATCTTCTAATTAAACCTTCGTCAACTGCTCCATCGCAATCGTTGTCAGCACCATCACAAGTTTCTGCTTGTGGATAAATTGCGTCGATACACTTCGCTTCGCCATCTGTGCAAATAACTCTTCCATATTCGCATATGCCAACTGCTCTTGATGGCCCACAATTTGTTAATCTAATATTGTCAACTAAGCCATCACAGTCATCATCAAAGTCATTGCATGTCTCTCTGGCTGGCAAGACTTGGCCATTGCATGGCCCCCATTTGCCAGATACGCAGAATTGTTGGCCTTTTTTACAGGTTGCTGTATCGTCTGTTACAGCATTAGGATCTCCTGTCCAACATGCTAATGGCTCAATATCATCATCAACTTTATCATTACAATCATTGTCAAAGCCATCACATATTTCTTTTGCATCGGGATTAACTCCGCCATGCCTATCGTTGCAGTCGCCATTGCATGTGGTGAAGCCATCGAAGTCAAGATCAAATGGCTCATCAACTGAGCCATTACAATCATTATCGATTCCATCACAAATTTCATCTGTTGGGCCAACAAAGCCAACACAGACTTCTTTGCCATCGTCATCACACTCGAACTTGCCAAACTGACAAGCTCCGATGCTATACATTGAATTGTTTTTGAATTCTTCTGAAGAGATGTGGTTGCCACCTGGAGTGATTCCACAAGGATAATTAAGGCGACAATAGTTGGATATACCGCTGTCATCGCAACCTCCGCATCCTGCTAAGAGAGTCGCAACCGCGATTGAAAAAAAGGGGATTAAATTTTGGGAAACCCGAACTCCCATACTAATACATATTACTCCGAATCACAAAACACCATTATCAAAACCCAAAAGATTTCAATTCTTTAATGGCTTGCTGTGTGTTTTTGTAAAGAACTGTAAGGCCACCGTTACCACTAAACTTACTTGTGTTACTCTCAAAATCATCAATCAAGATACCAATCTTTCCTTCATATTTTGCATAAGGAGATTTATCATATCTGATCTGGACTCTTTCTTTTGGAAGCGCAAGATGATCTTTAACCCATTTCTTTTTGCCAATGACAGCTTGCAAGTCTGTCGGCTTTGAAAGAATAACTGGATCATATTTTTCAATGAAGCTCCACAACTCTTTTCCTTCTGGAAGCCACTTCAAGTTAATCCAGAATTGTCGGTTATCTCTCAACACTCTATACAAAAAATTCCTTGATTCTTTGACAAAATTTGGATGAGTCTTGTCAAGATGCTCTGGTGTTAGAGTGGCACCGTTTAGTTTATTTCTTGCAGAAATTTGAGCTTTTTTGTAGTTCTCAGAGGCATCCTTTGGAGGTTCTGAATACAAAGCTTCATTAACTCCTCCAACCAGATCAACCAAGACACCATCCATGTCACAAAAGATTTGATATTTTTCTTTTACTTGAACCATATCCATCTCCATCTTGGACGAGTCTGTAAATAATCTTCATCCTCGTCATTCTGATATGCTTCTTTTTCTGCTCGAATATTGTAATAGGCCAACTGACCATCTCGAAAGGTTATGTAATTCTTAATATAGTCATAGTAATACAGGATTGGGAACCCGATAAAGAATGTTTCTAAGAATTGTTGGAAGTGAATTGTTTCATGTCGTTTTGTCCTTTCAGAGATCTCTCCTCTAGAAAAGACAATAAATCCCAATGTGATTGCTCCTATTTCGATTGGGGCAATCTTTGAAAGCCATATAGGGATCTTACTATTTTCAACGAATATTGGTTTCCAATTACGCATATTTACATAGTATCATATGATAATTGGCTTGTCAAGAAAAAAAATTAATTAGTTGTAACTTTTCCTGTCTCGAAGTCAATCCTTACAACTTCGATTTCTGGAGCATTATTTTCAATGTTTTTCCATTCGCGGGGATCATTGTCATAATGTTTAATGCTGTTTAGATCATTTAGCTTTTTGGATTTGCGGTCTTGGTTTGTAAAATGAATGCCTTTGATGTTCAATTCATTTTCTTTCACAAAGTCTTCAATCTCTTTTCTATTTTCTGGCGTGTCTTTTCTGCTCGTGACAATATGAACTGGCTTTGTTTCTTTTTTGATTTGATTGATGACAATTGGATTGGCTGTGCCTGAGTCTTCCATCTTTAATGTGTTGTCAAAATCAACTGTCACAATTTCTGGCTTGTCTGATTTGCCTGCGAAAGGATCTTCCAGTCTTGTTCTTTTGTCGAGAGCAATGAGTGTCTCAACTTTATCGAGATTATCTTTGTCTTTCAGCCTTAAGAGTGCTTTCATTGTATCTGCATCGATACCTTTTGGTGCGACAAACTCTTTACCTGGCTTCATGTCTGCAACTTGTTGAACTGCTTGAACCATTGGCTTGCTCAAAGTTTTATATGTCTTTTGAGCTTGAGCAGGAGATGCCATGATTCCTAGTGCAGCCAGAGCTGCCAAGAATGTTTCTTTCATGCCTTCGTCTAGCTGCTCCTCTTCCTCATTCAAGTAAGATCGCCAGCTTTCCATCAATATTTTCATCTCATTCTTTCCTTATAATCACACGGATTACATTTGCTTATCTGGTCAGGTGTCTGGATTATCAATATAATCCATGACAGTCTTTAAATAATCATGTGCCTTTGTTATCTTTGATTCAACCCATTCTTCAAGATCGGTGTCGTCTGTAATCATATTGCGAGTAATCATTGCGAGCTTGGCAGTTCTGTATAGTTGATGTCTGGCCATTGAGCCTTCTCCGCGACCATCACCTTCAGATATCTTTTCCAACTCTTCTGCAATGATTGTTCTTAGTTTTTGTTTACTCACTTTCATCTTTTTTGCTTCCGTTTTGTGGTAAAGTTTTCTCAAGATTGAGAGAACTTAACTTATCGTTTCTTATAATTAGTTTTCTTTCTGTATGATAGATGTAAAATACTGTTTTTGTTAGGCCAGTTCGGATAATTCTTGCTTTTTTTGTGCCGTTAATATAAACAATGTCGTCTGCATTGTAATCATTTCCGAGAAAGAACATGACACCCTCGACAAGTCTTTGGATAATGTTTTTAAATGTTAAGACTGCAAAGCCGACAACAAACATCCACCCATATTGACCAAGGAGGTCGGAAACAATTCTTTCTACTTGTTGTTCCGTCATTAAAACCACACAACTGGATCAAAATAATCCATCATACTAAATACATCTTCAATCTTCGTTCTGTCTTCTGAAGAGTAAGAACGATCATTTGCAAGGATAATTTTATCATTGCCTAATGCTTTCGCTCTCTTTTCGTTGTAAGCAACATAGCCAACAACTTTTAAGTTTTCATCGTCTTTGCTTGAAGAAGGAACAATAATAATATCCCATCCCATTCCATCTGCTGGATTGATTATGTCTGGGAACTCTCCGTAATCAAAGGGTAATTTTATTTTTGTCTTTCCGCCGAACTTTTTGGTTGTGCCTTTTGGATTGTCTAAATGTATATCTAACTGTGGATTATCATTGATGAAATTAATAACATCTTTTCTTTTTCTGATTGTTATCTTTTCTTCTTCACCAAGCAATCCCCAATCAAAGTTATATGGAACAATCTTTGCTTTCTTAAAAAGCTTTTTCTTTTCCTTTATCTTTGGCTTTGGCCTGCAAATTGGTTCACCAAATTCATCCATTCCATTCTGTTCGTGATCTTGTGGACATGGAGAAGATGGTTTGCCTGCTGGTAATGACACTCCACCAGCAATGCCAGTGTATCCTTCGTCCAAAAGGACTCGCCATTTATCCAGCAGGCTTTTCATTTTAGTCTTCTGGAGCGATTTTCTTTGCTGATTTTACCAACATTTTGGCATCTTCAACAGCTTGTCTGCCTGATTTCTTAGAATTCCTGATTAGGTATGAGTTAACATTCTTTGATAACATATCAATGTAGTTGTATGTGTTTGTGACATCCTGACCTAATTGTTCAATGTAATTGCTAGCAACCCTTTTTAGATCTTCTGGTGAGCCAAATTTTAATGTCCCAATGCGATCAATTTGTTTAGCTCTTGTGCCCGTTAAAACTGTTACGGGAATAGAAAACTCAGAACCTTTTACATAAGATCCGCCTTCTTTGTTGTCATCAATATTAAAATCTCCACCCATTCCCTCTGGAACACCTTCGGTAGCTCCAATAGTGAATTCGTAAAAGTCAATATTTCCAACATCATCTCCGGTTGCTCCTGGAGTTTTCATAGCAACAAGATATGGAATTGGCATACCATATTTATTAATGCTACCTCTCAAGTCTGCTGCGGAACCTTTGATTGCTTTGCTGCCGCCCTCTTTGAAAAACTTCAAGCTAACTGGATTTCCTTGATCATCTAAAATATCAGCAATGTCGCCAGTCTCTCCACCTGCTCTAGATTGAGATGCGATAATTTGTTGAGCATTCTTACCCAACATTGCGGCCATGAAAGCTTCAAATAGAAATCCACCAGCGGAGGAATTAAAATCATATACAATCGCTGAAAGGATATCTAAGGCCATTAGCCTTGAGAGGATTGTAGAGACAGCATAATTTTTGCAGACTTCCATCCCTTTCTCGCCCTTACACCCTTCGATAAACTCGTTAACTTTGTTGATTTTATTTACAAACCCTGCTTGGCGTGGAGCAATTCTTGCAAGAATGGCTTCGATTTCTTTTCTATCTGCTGAATCTGGGAGGCCCCATGATTCTGATATTTTAGGAATTGGCAAAACGATAGTTCTTTTCTCAGAACCTTTCTGGATTTTATCAGATTTGGCTTCTTTGAGCAAGCTCTTGTTGCTTTGCTCTTCTGGAGCAATCGATTTCTTTTCTTCTTTTCTAAATTGCTTCCATTTGTGCATGTATAAATCAGTCATATTTTTATCCTTCTATTTTCCTAAATATCTTTTCCAAGACTCAAACAACATTTTATCAGATGTCTTTCCATTTTTTGATTCATTTGTTTGCTTTGTGAAAGGTTTTTCACCCTTTTCAGCATCCTTTAATAGATCATAATATGCATAAGCAGATTGTCGATTCATTGCCATTTGATAAGAGCTTTTGTTAAACTCTTCCAGAAGTCTTGATGCCTTATACAAATCATCATCATCGAAATATAACAAATCAAAATCCATAATTGGATAAATTCCATCAAGCTCTGGTGACAGTCTTTGTCTTTCTTTCTTTACAACAAAGTTCTTGATAGGAAAGCCAACCATCTTGCGTATGAAGTTTAAGTTTTCGCGAAGGTCTGTTGTAAACTCTCTTGACCATAATGCCTTTAGAACTTTTTGGTTTTCTGCTGACATCTCCTTAAACTCTCTGATATCTTTTGTGATTGGAATTCTTTTCTTAAAGGTTACATTGATTTCGTTTCCGTCATCATTGATGACTGCTCTTACCTTGTCCAGATTTTTTAATACTTCTGGAATATTTTCCATTCTATTTTTGATGACGCCTTTCTCTTCCAGTTGCTCTCTGACATCATTCATGATAATGTCAAATGAATCATCTGCATCTTCAAAGTTTCGCGCCCATCTTCTTAAGTCTCGAACATTATATTGGAAGTAATTGTAGTCTGGATAAATCTCTGTGCGATACATTCCATCGTTTCCAATTTTTGCACCACTTAGAACATCATATCCTGGTCCGAAATGATTCGCCAAAGCTCGCTTTGTTGCTTTTTCGATTTCTTTATCGTGGAGTGCCCAAGCACCTTTCCCCAGCGAAAATGGATTATCAGGATCAGGATCTGGATAGTCTCCAAACTCTTCTCTTGTGTCGAACGCAAACTCAGTCCGATACATTACCGGCGAGTCTTCGTTGGCTGGATCGATATCTGCATTAATTGTAAACCACTTCATCGAATTGTTTGCTGGGTCTACAATCTCTGCCACTTCTCTTTCAAATGGATCATCCATATCTTGCTGGATACGCCTTTCATCTTCTGGACTCATGCCGATGTCTCCAGCTTGAGACATCAATTCGTCTTGTTCGACATTTGTTAAGTCTTTGAACATTGCAGCAAAGATTCCGCCATCTGATGTATCTCTGTATGTTCCGCCGTATCTTGTCCACCTTTCATCGGAAACATCATTTGCAAGCTTTTCAATGTCTCCATAAACTTTCTCTTGTGATTTAAGTGCCCAATCAACAACAGACTTTAGAAATCCTGGTGGAGCTTTCTTGTTATTTTGAGTATACGATCTTGTTTCAGGAACTGCTAACATTCTTCCATCTTCATCATGAACAAATTTACGCAAACGAACTCTTGAAAATGGGCGCAAGCCAGGAATGCCTCGATCATCATCAGCGAAAATCTCTTCGCCACCTTGATCTAAATCAACATCTTCTGCTTTTGTCTTGTCAAGATCCACATCAAAGTATTGCTCGAATTGATCGCGAGGAACTGAATAAGCAATTGGGCCATGACCTCTTGACTCTGCAACTGCACATTGAAAGTATCCGCCTGTCCTTGAATGACAAGAGCGAATGTCTTCCATGTCTGACATTCTCACAACATCAACTGGATGTCTTGAAAGAATTGTAACATATGGATCTTTCTTGGCAAATGCTGCATCAGGATTCTCACGATAGAATTGTGACTTCTCGTTCCAAAACTTTTTAAATCCTGGAAGCTGTGCTTGGATGGCTTCATAATATGGAGCAGACTCTGGAAGAACAGATGTTAATTTCTTCTCCATAGATTCTTTGTTGTCGATTGCTTTTCTTAGTTTTTTATCTTCTGGATCAGTTGAGTCGAAGCCTGTGACAAGAGTTGCAACTTCGGCAGCATAACCACCAGCATCACTATATTCTTCTTTGGCTTTTTCGTATTGTTTGATTACATTTCCAATCATGTCAAACGCTTTACCAATACGAATCTTTTGTTTTTTTGTAACCTTTTCTCCTGCTCTTGGGCCTTTTGGAATTACTGTTGTTACATCTTTCTCAACTGTTGAATCATTAAAGTTAATTTTGTATCCGTTGTCTTCAAATAAACGAACAATATCTCCGATTGGGCCTTTGGCTGGAGATGGAGGAGGAGTGATTGCAATGCGCTTCTTTCCATTGAATAAGTTATTGAACGAATATGCTTCTTCTGGTGCTGAACGCATCCAGTTTTTAATATATTCATAATCATACTCAGAGATTTCACTAAGAATTTTCTTTCTTAAATCTTCAAGCTCTTGCTCTTGGAGATGCCCTCTCCAGTTTTCAAATAAATCTTTCACAATTATTCCTCTGTTTTATTCTTTTCTTGCCATCCAATTGATATAAGGTCATCAGTGATTGGGCCACCCTTTGCCCATGTATCACAAGTTCTGAGCGAATGGCATTTAAAATGATGCATCCAGCAATATCCTAATTCGCCTTCGCCTTCTGAAACTTCACCTGGCATACACTCTTTCATTCTTGGGCTAATGTCAAAAGCAACACAATTTCCACACAAAGATTTCTTTGCTGCTTCTTCTGTTGTGTCCCATTTGTCTGCAATCTTTTCCCAATAATCTCCTGGCTCATCAAAATTCAATGGACCATACATGTGATTCTCAATTGTAAGGTTTCGGTTTTTTGTGTTAAGTTCTACATCTTGTGTTGCCGGTGGGCATACCATTTCTTTAGCTTTTTCAATACTAATCTTGACAGCTTCATTAAGATATTTCTTCCATTGTTCTAATAGTATTTTCATTTTATGTGCCCTTCTTTTCAACAATAATTTTTAAACTTGTGTCACCTTTTATGATCCTGTGCCAAGATTCTTTTGGTATGAAATATTTCTTTCCTTGTTCTAACATAATTGGCAGCTGATTGTCAAGCTGTAATTTCCAATTATTTCCTTCGACAAGAGTTATGATTCTATCTTCTCTGTCTCTGTGCCAAACCAATTCATCTCTCGAAACTGAGTCGGCAAACTCTCTAAGATAGTAATTCTCTTTTATTAATTCTTCTTTGAACGGCAACATGACTACCACCAGCCAGGTATATTTCTGCCAAACATCTTAGTTGCTCTACAGGACCAATAGCCTGGAGCTGTCTTGTCTTTCTTCTTTGCACAGTTGTGCCTGTCTCCAAAATTCTTTCTTCTTTTGCGAGCTTCTTCGCTATCGCCCATTGCATCTGGCATTGATGATCCAAAACTAATTTGCCTTACTTTTCCTGATTTTGGATCTCTCACATAAACTCTTGCTCTTCCGCCTTCTGTTCTTTGTGCGCCTGGTGCTCCAAGCTTAACTTCTCGACCTTTATATTTTGCTTCGTCCAATTCTTCTTCAAGCATTGGATAATCCAAAGGAACAATCTGTCCTTCATAAATTCCATATTCGCCAATGTCTAGCTCATTAATGAAATAGTCTTCGGCTTCATTCAATGTATATTGGCCTGTTCTGTAAAGCTCTCTGACTTCTTGGAAGAGATTAAAGTATTCATCACTTCCTGGTCTGAAGATGTTTTCTTCAATACCAATTCCATTATCTAAGTGATATTGCAAGCCTTCTGATTTCTTGCCCCATTTCGATCCTTTGCCTGGTGTGCCACAAGCTCCTGGTGTTGGCCTACAAGATGGATACTTTGCTCTCTTTTCGCCTTCTGCTCTTCCGCATGGCTTGCACTTCTTTCTTCCTGTTTTCTTATCTTTTCTGCAAGTATTGCAATCAACCCATCCAGATGACTTTCCTTTTCCGCCTTGCCTTGAGAACCAGCCATGAAGACCTGACTTCTTTTCTTTTGAATAATCTGTTTTAGCTTTCTTCTTCTCTAAAATCTCGTCTTCAATTAATTGAAGTTCTTCGATTACGGCTTCTTCTGCTTGGATGTCTTCTTCTTTAAGATCTTTCCAAATCTTTCCTTGTCTACACTTTACAACTGCTCCTGAAGCATATGCAGATGGCCAAGTATCGTATTTTCTTTTTGCAATCCTTGTGCAGCGATCATCTTTCTTTTTCTTTTTGGCTTTTCTTTTCGCAACTTTGGCTGCTCTTTTTTTACCTTTTTGTTGCTTCTTCTTTTTCTTCTCAAGAAGATCCGCTTCTGGAATGACTTTTGGTGTTGTAGCTCTTGTGGCAGTCTCAACAGACTCTTTTATCACCTGAACCATTTCTGGTTCGCCATTGTCTGAGCAGTAATCTGCCCAATCGTTTAACATCTTTTTAAAATCTGCGCCACCCACAACTATCTCAAGCTCCTCATCTGTTAATTCGCCGTCTTCTTTTGGCATAATCGTTCCACTTATTAATTAGTTCGCAAGTGTTTCTTAAGTCTATGCATTTTGGAACTTCACAGACAGGAAATAGCCCATGAAGAATAAAAACTATTCCTCTAACAAGTAATTGTATGCCCATTGCACCAGCAAACTTAAGGTGGCTGAAATAAGTCTCATTGTTTTCTCTCAAATGTTTCATCTTTTCTCCAAACTACAGGGTGTTCGGTCTATCTTGATCACATTAATTCTTTTGGGGTCGAACATGACCCAATCATCATCTAAAGAAATGCTATCATATCCTGCATCTTCAATTTGCATCAGCGAAAGCTTATCGTATTCATCCCAGCCAGCAGAGTTATCGACAGACAATTCCACAGTCATTATCCATTTTGAAGAACACGCTCCGCTCTCGCCTCTGAGTATTTTATCTTTATCTTCCGAAAACCACATAACGCCTTGTGCGCCATAATCTCTGCTAAACTTTTTAATCGGAACATTGCTTCCGTGATAAGCAGTGATTGTTCTTTTATCTTCCGACAAAAAAGAACGCCAGTTTTCTATTAGAAGTTTCATTAGAATGTCTCCTGTTCTCCATCTTCATAGGTTATGATAGTTTTGTTTGACGGATGAGGTTGAATATGAACCTTAATAAAATCATCCATTGAATCAAAAACAGCAATACCGCCACGAGGAGGAGGATACAACCAGTGAATAATTGCTTGTCCAGTGGCCAACTTTGCGCCCTCAATAACAACGCCTTCACCAGAAACACCAGTCTCATCTGACTGTCTACAAACTGTAAATGTTCTGATTCCTCTTGGTGCTAGTTTTGGTAATGGCTTTGGCTTAAGATCCTCAACTTCTTGAGTTTTTTCTTCATCAGTCATTAGCTTCCTCCGAATCCAGGTGGAGCAGATTTTGATCTCTTCATCGAAGGATCCTTGTCAAATGGGGCTGCTTTAATTTTATTTCCGCCAGTTCCAATAATTCTTCTTTTCATCTTGGAATGACCTACTTTAACATCATCTTGAAAATCCTCTGTCATGGCTCCAACAAAAGGAGCGACTTGAGATTTCAATTGAGCATCCACTTTTTCTCTGACTTCTTCACTGGATTCTGCGTCGTTCAAAAAATAAAAGAAATTGTCGCCAAACAAACCTTCATAAGGTTCTTTATTCTTTGAAACTGCACTCCAAGAACTTTCAACTGATTTAGGTGGCAATCTTCTTTCTCTAAATTTTTGCCTATCAATTGCTAGTTCTAGTGGGACATCAACAAAAATCATTGCTGTTTCATATCCCATGTCTTCATATTTCTTTTTGCTGTTTCTCATTTGACCGAAAGCTCCAGCAGTTCCATCAATTATAAATGACTTTCCTTGCTCAACAAGGTCTGCTAGCAAAGATGAAGACTTCTTTCTAGCAGCAGCAAATATCTTGCCTACTTGCACATTTTTTTCTCTTTTTTCGTCATATTCTGACTTTAAAACCTTTAGTTCGTCTGTTGGTCCCTTGTCCATTGCTTGGTCAAATAATTGCATTAATTCGTCATGTTTTACAGACTCTTCATCATCTTCCATTTCTAGGATAGAATAGATTTCTTTCTTGAGGTTATCTTTTGCAGTGCGAGTTTCTTCAAATGTCTTTTCAATATCAAGACTTAATCCGGCATCTTCTAAATCTTTTTCATAGAATTGGTCAGCATTAACAACTGGATAATCAATTCCTAATGCATCCAAGACTGTGGATTTGCCTGCACCAGGACCACCGGCCATAAATATAATCTTTTTGTTTGATGATTTTTGCTCAGTTAAAAACTTGCGCCAACTTTCAAATATTAGTTTCATACTATTCCTCTTGAAAAGCTTTAATTAGTTCTTTCTTTTGTTCGTCCGTTAGCTTACTGGCCAATTCTTCTTTTATCGTTTTGAAAGAGGCTTCTACAAAACACTTTCTATCAACATCACAATAAGGACAATTAACAAAAATACCTTTCCTTAAGCCTCCTAAGCACATTGAACAGGTTACTTTTATGTATAAATCTAGTGGATTTTTTGCGCCCATTCAATATAAATAGTTGATTAAATTACATCTAGCATAACAAAAGGGTGTCTCACGATTAAGCAAGACACCCTTTCTAATCATTTATACTGTATCACAATATCTATTTAATGTCAATTGTTTTTGGTTTGGCTGCTTCAGATTTTGGCAAAGTAACAACCATGACTCCGCTTTTGTATGAAGCTGAGATGGCATCAATATCACAATCATTTGGGATTGTATATGCTTTTGAATATTTAGTCGCGAATGCATAGCTTTCTTTTTTGTTGCTTGCGTCGTAACTGATTGTCAGTAGATTTCCCTCTACTGTGATATTGAAGTCTGATTTCTCAAGACCTGGTGCCGTAAGATAAATTTGATATTTATCTTCTTGTTCGTTAACTGATGGTCGATGCTGATCTGATACTTGTTTGACTGTTGGTGTTGTCCAAAAGTCATCATATCCAAAAAATCTGTCAAAGATATCAGTTGTTCTGTTGTTAAATAAAGTTAGTCCATTCATTATTATGACCTCCGTGATTATATTCTAAACACCGATAAATGAGCGTCAAGTAAAAAAGAAAAAAAACGCACTGATTTTAGTCAGTGCGCTGTATACTATTTCATTCTATTTGAGAACCTGATTATCTCTAGGCTTTATTATGTAAGAAAAGCGAATGAGAGGAAGGCTTTTGCATCGGGCTATATCGCTACAGTCGTTCAGTGCAAAAGCAAGCCGTCATCAATCGATGCGGGGGTTCGAGTCGCTCTCACTCACATGCTTCTCTATTTTCATTGTGCTAAATGATTGGAATCAATTTACCATTTTGGTATTCCAGTCGCTTAACACCTGCTCTAATCTCAGAGTCTTTTTGTGGAAGAATAACTCTTCTGTCAAAAGGCTTCAAATTATTGTTTGAAGCTTTTTCAATGTGATTTGAAAAGCTCATCTCCCTATCAAGCCACTTAATGCGATACTCATCAATCTTAGCATCAGACAAGCCTTCCACAGTTCCCACATAAAAAACTCCACATGATTTAGCACCAGTGTTGTATTTCTGAACTAAGGAAGTTCCTGGCTTGATTGTTGCATCTGAATCTTGAGAGATGCATTGAACAATCCACCCCTTTGAAGACGACTTGATGCTGTTACCATCCCATGTATTATCCATGGCTGTCTTGATTGCATTGGTCAGTTGCGGAGTTGACTTAATATAAGACAGAGTGCCTCTTGAATGAGTGGTTGTGGACTGCTGTGCTAGTAATTTTTTAGCAATCGAACGAATTGTGTTCGTTGGAAAGGAAGATGTTCTTCCCTTTGCCCACTTTACAACAGCATTCAAGTCATTAAGGGATGGAGTGGGACCAAATGTTTTATGAACAAACAAGTGGCGGCGGATAAGCTTTTCTAATTCAGCTTTAGTGTTGCCCTTGCTTGGAGTATGTGCCTCGTTCTCATCAAACTGATAGTCTTCTTCCTCCTTTTGACTTGAGAAGGAAACAATGTGAGCATCAATATGAGTCCAACCCAAGACTTCAGCCGCATTAAAGCGATGATTACCAACAACAATCTTGTATAGATTGGGGCCTTCTTTCTTGACCTCAATGCCATTCAATTGTCCATGTTTAGCCATATGAACAACAAGCCTATTTACTTGTTCTTGATCTGTTCCGCCGACACGAAATTGTTCGCCAATGCTAGGTTTTACAATATCGCTTAATTTAATTTTTAATTTTTCAGTTTTAATCATGGTTACTTTGTTTTCCTTTGCCCCTTATCTCTTTTTGTAAGAGCCTTGAGCAATCTATCAAACAACCTTTATTGATTGTTTATGTGTGTATTATGACATACTATTTCTCATATGTCAAGCAAAAAATCACCCATGAAGGACATTTTTTGCTTTTTGTCCAATTAATTCTGGAGTTCCAATAACAGTAATCTGTTTACCATTAGTGAATGTTACTCTCGAAAACTGTTGAGCATCATGCAAGCCCTCTGGAAGAAGACCAGAGGCATGAAGCCCAGCGGCTTTTGGATCTGCAACCATTGTCATAATGTGTGCAGAATTTACAACGATTTCTCGCAAATGATATTGGTCAGCATTTTTTACAACTTGAACTAACTTAACCATTTTGTTCTTCGATTGTGGTGGATTCAACATTAAATTCGTCCTCTATTGCAAGAACATCCATTGGAGATACCTCTTGTGTAGATTGTGGCACTTCAACATATCTTGCGGTTGTTTCTCTGACATAGCCAGACAGAATGCTTGAACAGTCAAGCAACCTGACATCAATCTTCGCTAGTTCTTTACGAACATTGCCAATCTTCTCTAATGATTCTAGGATGTTTCCATTGTCAGCATCAGCAGCAGAAACATGAATTTCTTCTAATAAGGATCTTAATTTTTCTTTTGTGTTCAAGATCAGTTCTGATACTGCGTTTGGAATGTCTTCTAATTCTGATTCGTAACTAACAACAACTTTGGTCATGTCATCCTCTTTTTGTTTGGTTATTATATAATGCGATTATTGAAAAGTCAAGATATTTTTTTTGCTTTCTTCAAAAATCTTTCATCAATTTCGATTGTTCCTGAATGGCCCATTGGCAATACTTCATATCTTTTTCCGCCCTTAACAGCGTTCAATATTTCAAGATTATTCGCAATCACAAAACAGCGAACACCTTTAAGATCCTTATGTGTTTTATTTCTAAAATTGTTTCCATAAGTTTCACGAATCTTAACGAGTTCACCAATTTTAAATTGTGGTTCTTTAATTGTTTCAGTATAAACTTTCTGAGCATATTTATTGCTCATCATTTTATTATAATGCTTTCTTTCTGGAACAAAGTCTGGCTTGCTAATGATATTCCTTGCAACAGTTGCATAATATCCAGCCTTCAAATAATACTTTGCAATGATTTTTGCCCTTTCATATTCTGTTTCAAAGTATTCTTTTTTCCATTCTTCCAGCTTGATTCTCTGTTCTGGAGAATATCTTGACTCGATTCTTTCAAATGCAGATTGTTGTCTAGGGGTAAGCCCGCCTCTTGAGGCCAAGAAATCTTTAAGGGATTCTACGAAATATCGACTGTCATCATTGAGTTCTTCTTTAAGAAGTTTGTCTATCCTATTGGAAAGATTAGACTTTTCGTCTATAGAAGAATCATTTGAATTATCTGTTAAGTCTGTCACTTCTCCTCCACTTTTATATAAGTATAGCAGTTGTATGAGAGAATGTCAAGAAAAAAGATTATTGAATCACTGAGCCTATTACTGCCCCAATTGTTCCAATTAGAGCTGACACAATAAGCCAAATGAATTTTGATTGGGTCTTACGAGCATCTTCAACGGTTCTTAGTCTGGCATACAATCCTGTGTCTGGATCATACACTGCACTCTTAACCATGCTAATCTGAGAAGAGATATGTTTTTGATTCTCTTTCACATCTTCCAGAGAGTCAATAATCTTCTCTTCCAGGAAATTAACTCTAATTTCTAGCTTGGAGAGATCGTTTGCTGTGTTGCCACTCATGCTTGTAAATAGTTTGAAGAGATGCCTTATTCTTCAACGATTGCATAATCAGTCAACAAAAGAGTTGATGCTGCGCTTGCTGCATTCTGAAGAGCACAACGGACAACTTTCGTTGGGTCAATGATTCCATATGTATACATATTAACAATCTCGCCTGTTGAAACATCTAGTCCTGACTCTGAGTTTGTATGATTTTTAACTTTCTCAAGCAACAATTCTGTTGGCAGGCCAGCGTTTGAGGTCATCTTTCGGAATGGCTCTTCCAAAGCGTTGCGAACAATATCAACACCAACTTGTTGCTCTCTTGTCTCAGCATCAATATTTAATTTCTTTGCTGCTCGCAAAAGGCAAACTGATCCGCCTGGAATGATTCCTTCTTGTTGTGCAGACGATACAGCCTCAAGAGCATCCTCAACTCGATGCTTTCGCTCGACCATATCAACTTCTGTTGCTCCACCAACTTTAATGATTGCAACTGCTGAAGCTAGTCTTGTGATTCTTTCTTGAATGGCTTCACATTTCTGCATACTTGTTTCGCGTTCAATCTCAGCCTTTAGAAGATTAACTCTTTCTTCAACCTTTTCATCGTCTTGATTGCCGCCAACAATAGTTGTGAAAGTCTTGTTTGACTCAACAGTCTCAGCAGTTCCAAGATGCTCAAGTTTAACAGATGTTAATTTAATTCCTGATTCACGAGAAACAAAAGTTCCGCCAACAGAGATGGCCAAATCAGAAAGAATATTTCTTCTCTCTTCGCCATATCTTGGTGCTTTAATTCCTGCGACTCTCATCGTGCCTTTCATTGCATTCATGATCATTGCTGCCAATGCTTGTCCAGAAATATCTTCTGCAACAATAATAAGAGCACGGCCATCTCTTGAAGCAACTTCCAAAACTGGAAGGATGTCATCAATTGATGAAATGCTGTGGTCTGTAACAAGGATCAGACAATCATCATGCTTCATTACACCTCTTCGCTCATCAGTGATGAATGGGTTGGCCAAAAGCCCTGAATCAAATCTAAAGCCTTCTGAAAGGACAAGAGATGTATCATTTGATTTCGCTTCTTGAATTGAAATTGCTCCATCTTTTCCAACTGCATCAACAGCTGAACCAATGATCTTTCCAATTCCTTTGTCACCATTTGCTGAGATTGTTGCAATCTGTTCAATCTCTTCTCTTGAAGAAACTGGCTTTGCTCTTTCTTTTAATTCTGCAACAACATTTTCAACAGCCAAATCAATTCCTCTCTTCATTTCGATTGGAGAAATGCCTGATACAAGATGTGATTGAGCCTTATCAAGAATGCCTCTTGCGAGAATTGTAGCTGTGGTTGTGCCATCGCCAGCAGATGTGTTTGTTTCTTCTGAAGCTTGTTTAATGACTTGTGCTCCCAAATTCTCAAATGGGTCTTCCAAATCAACAAACTTGGCAACTGTAACGCCATCCTTTGTGATGATTGGTTTCATCTTGTTTTGCTTGATGATTACATTTCGTCCTCGTGGACCAAGTGTTGTCCCAACTGCATCAGCAAGTTTGTTTACGCCGTTCATAATCTTTTCGTTTAATTTACGGCTTGATTCATATTGTTTAGTCATTTCCAAATTTATCCTTTAAAATGTTGTAAAATTCTCTCAATTGTTGATCATTGTGAGATAAAAGTCCGTCGATGGTCATATACTTTGGAAAGCCAAAACGATCAAAAATCCACTTATTTTTAGCAATTTTGTTACACCAATTGCATTGTGGAATGATATTGTCGTCGGTCATCTCTTTTGATGGGTCCATGTGGCCTTTTTCTAATACAACCTTTTCATTTGTCCATTTGTGCAGAGTGTTTTCTTTTGCTCCGCAAGATGCACAAGAGTTTTTATATTCTCTTTTCTTGGATTCAAAATCCAATGATGATTCAATCCTTCTGGATTTGTTATAAAAATGATTTACTTTGTTGAAGCCTTCAAAAACATACTCGCCTTTCTTAAGGGATCTGCCATTCCATTCGTTTCCATATTGCAAAACTGCAAATCCATCTTGCTTTCCAAGATGACGAACCGACTGAATGTCAGAATGAATATTGAATTTTGTTGCAAAATGTTTTTGAACTTCTTGTTTTGTCACAAGTTTTCCTTTGTTCTTCCAAAAGTATTCTAACATTCTTGACTTTTGTGTGCCAGAATTTGGAAACTTGATTCCTTCCTTTTTGCAAATTGATGAATCAAACTCCTGCTTCATACGAGAATAATCATTCATGTTGTAATATTAACACACGAAATGACAATCGTCAAGCAATTATTTTGATAAAAATTGTCTCCACTGCTCTTTTATGTTATCTATTGAAAACAGCTTTATAGCAGTTTCTCTACCTTTTTCTCCAATTTCTTTTGCGTATTCTATGTCGTTCAGAAGTTCATCACAAATCTCTCTTAACTCTTTCACATTATTTGAAATAAATCCATTAACTCCGTGAGTTATTATCGACCGCATCTCATTTAATGGATGGCCATTGTCGTAAACAACAACTGGTATGCCAGTCATTAAAGATTCTGCGAACCCTAAAGTGTATGATGCAGGTATTGTCCCAGCAGTCAAAAAGAGTCTGGAATTTGACAGCTCTCTTCGGAAATCATCATAAGATGGCTTAACACAAAATTCACTAAAGTCATTGTTCAAGCCAAATATAATGTGTTCTTTTTTTTCAACAATGTCAAGCATTTTTGTCGATGAACACACATTTTCTCGCCTCATCATATGATTGCAAGAAATGGCTATCCTTGGGATCTTCCCAGTATATCCATTATATTCTAACGGATCTATGCCAAACCTTATCAAGGCATCTTGGCCTGCATAATTGCCCATAAGAGATTCTGTGGGAGAATATCTAATAAACTTTAATCCATGTTCTTCTTTTAGGCGGGCAAAATTCGCCTCCCAATTAGAATTGGATTGTCCAATAAACCTCCAAAACAATTTTTTGCCACGAGCATATCTCTTTATTGAGTCCACCATTTGATGATGATGATAACACCAGATACAAGCATCTGCTTCTTCCAACTCAAAATAATCAAATTCAACATCTGGTCTCATATTCCCAGCTATTAGATTAGAAGAATTATAATAGAGAACCTCTTTTCCGCCGTTTGAGCAGGCTACCCTAACCTGATGTCCAAGCTCACGGAGCATTGTTACTTCATTAAATCCAAGGGTCTCGTGACACCTATAGTATACTATTTTCATTATTTTTCCAATATTTCTTTCAAGTTTAGGCCAGCACAATCAATTTTTCTTGATGTAATGTGATAGTGATTAACAAATCCATTATATTTTGCTGACGAAACTCTCTTATCAACAGTCGTAATTATACCATTATTTTCGGGAGTTTGTAAAGGAATGTTGTATCTTTCTGACACTGCTTTCATTAGTTTGCCCAATGCTTCGATTTGCACAGGATAGAATCCCAAATGTGGCTCAAGAGTTCTTCCGTGAACTTCTGAATCATCCCAAACAGGACGAGCACCAAAACCTTTGCTTTCATAGATTGGCTGATATTTTGGATAATAAGCGTTGGTTATCTCAACGCCAAGACTGACATTGTTAACTCTTCTATTGCCAGCATGATATCCAATATCGTTTGTGTCCATGATTTGATGAATTGTCCCATCATTGTCGATTAGAAAATGCACCGATAGTTTGCGTTTTTTTAGCACATTAAAGCAACTTTTGGATGAAAGGCAGACATCCCAGTGACATACGAACATGGATGGAATCCTTTCATTTTTTACTGTTTTATAGCAATTATTTGGCAATGAAAAGGCTCCCTCGTCATCGAATGTCTTTACCTTTTCCCAATCGATTGGAAATGGCTTTCCATTGCAAATAATATGATTCTTTGCTCCTGTTTCTTTCTTGATTAATTCTGCTTCGGCTTCCTTTTTTGCAAGCTCTCTGCGGATATCTCCACTAGGATCTTTAATCTTTACTAAAAAATCAATTGCGCTATTAAATAATTTCATCTGCTATGCCCCACTCAACAGCTTGTTGAGCGTCAAAGAATGTATCAGTTTTCTTCCTAAATAGTGATCTGATTTTTCTTTCGGACATGCCAGTTTCTTCAGCCAAACAAGCAATATATCTGGCCTGATACCACTTGACTTCCTTAATATCGACTTCGAGTTCTTTAAGTGAGCCAAATTGACCACCGGAGATTGCATGAAGCATTAATCTACAGTTTTTTCCTACTTTTCGCTTGCCTTTTGTTCCAGATGCCAACAATAAGACACCAGCAGACATTACTTTGCCCATTCCGAACATTCCAATCTCAAAGTTTTGTCTGATGTCTCTAATGACATCATAAACTGAGAACATGTCTTGAACGCTTCCGCCTTCTGTCGAGATAATAAACTCAATTGGATCATAAGTGGTTGTTCTGATTGGATTCTCTGAATTTGCATTCTCGATTGTCTCGATGACACCAGTCTCTTTCAAATAATAAAGTGATGAAATAAGATCTCTACATTTCTCTTCATCAACTGTTCCATATAATCCTGTTGTTCTTGACTTATAGTCATCAGGAGTTGTCAAAATAATAGTATCGCTCTCAATCCCTTGGATTTCTGGGCTTTCTTCTTGCTCTGACTGGTTTGTCTTCTTTGGATTCATATTTTACCTCAAGCACTTCAAAGCTATCACCGTTCCATTTAATGTCAACGATACCAGCAATATATTGTGCAACAATTGATTTGTATTTGTCCCATTGTTTCCTGTTAATCTTTTTTGTAACTGCATTATCTAAACACCATTTTAAAACTGAGCTAACAACAAAAACTTTTGGAGCAAATATAACATTCTCATCTTGAGAAGTTAGATTTTTTTCTTTGATGAAATCCATAACATATTTTCTTTTCTTCTCTTCAAAAAGCTTATCTATGTTAGTGGAATCCGCCATTTCATTTTCTGCTCTCCTTATAAATATTGTCTAGCTCGGCCATAACGCCATCCCAATCATGAATTTCCAGATGCCACTTGTAACTTTCAGGATAATCTTCTTTAAAGTCTTTCACAAATTGCTTCTTCCATTCAGCAAAATTTTGGTCAAATTGATTCTTATAGATCTTAACTTCTTCTGCATCAATCATCTTCTCTACAGCCAATAGACACATTTTATCAATAACTGCGACCTTATGAACACAAATGCCAATAAGCTTCATACATTCAGTTGCACACTGACTAACCATGTGTCCGTTCTGTGCATCAATGCTAGCATTAAATTTTATTGTTTTTGCAATATATCCAGCAAGAAAGGAAACTATTACAAGTAGGAGTGTGTGTTTTTCCATACAGAAATTATACAACTATAATTCTGTGATGTCAACCACAATCTTGCATAAAAATGAGAATTATTGCGAGAGTGAATGCAACACCAACATGGAAGCCAAGCGAGAACTTGGCTAGAGATTCCATTAATGGTTTTTGTTTGTCATCCATAGAAAAAAAATGGCCTGACAAAGCAGGCCATGAAGGAAAATAATTAATTTGGTATCTTAAAAGCTACAACTACCTATTTCGATTTTGATTCTTTAATAAGTCTTCTAACAACTCTTTGGAAAATTGCTTTTTTGACTTCGTTAACCAATTCTTCTTTAGATTTTTGCTCGATGTCGATGTTAAGGCCAGAAAGAGCAGCTTCGTAAAGCTCTTCCATTACTTCTTCGCCTTCCATCAAGTCAGCGTCCATTGGAGGCATTTCTTCTTCTTCAGCCTCTTCTTCTTCGCCTTCTTCCGCAGCTTCTTCTTCAGCCTCTTCAGCTTCTGGTTCTTCGCCAGCCATTGCGTCTTCAAGTTTTGCAACAACTTCATCAGCAGCATTGTGTGCATCGATTAGAGCTTCGGCTTCGTCGTCAGAAATAGTTACTTCTTCAGCAGCTTCGTCAGTTGGAGCTTCGTCTGGCATTTCGATTTCAGCTTCTTCAGCTTCCATCTCATCCTCTTGTTCTTCCATCTTGTCTGGGTGCATACCTTCTTTATAGTTGCCCATCTCGTTCATTTCTTCTTCTTCCATTTTGTAAGTTTCGTTTACGAAACCATCTGAAAGAGTGTCAATAGAAGCGAGCTTCATGAAACGGCGAACTGTGTTTTCGGCAAGAATTGGTTTTTTAGTGTTTTTGGACATTTTGATTATTTCTCCTTAATTTTAGCGTATCCTTACATAAATAGTGGGTAAATTTAGAAAAAGACAAGTAGTATTTAGTCTGTTATTTGAATTATTCGATTAGTTATTTTCTTTATTGCTTCGTTTTGTATTTGCTTGATTCTTGAAGGCGTCAACTTAAGCCTATCGCCAATCTCTCTAAGAATCATTTTGTCATTTTTTTGAACTGCAATTTCTGTGCAATTTAGATCTTCTTCATAGTCAATCCACAACCTGCATGACTTCTCTTCGCAAGGCTTGTTCTGCCTTGCACAAACAGAATGGCATTTAATATTCTGCTGAATCACATTCAAAAATTTATCTTCATAATCTTTCATAAGTCTGGATGCTCCTGTTCGAGGATATCAAATATATTTTCAACTTCGTCATCTGCAAGAGCAAATTTATTTTCAACTTTCTTGGCATTCTTAATATTATCTTTGATTCTTCTTCTTTGTTCTCCGCTTTGGATTCTCTTTTCTTTTTTGAAGTTACTAAGATAATCGTGCAAGACTGGATCCTTTCCGATATATCCATCAAGAATAGCATTAAAGAACTTGACTTGTGTCATGCCATCATATTGAAGCTGTAATTTAAAATCAACTTTTGTTCTTTCTTTGACAGTGAAAATAATTTTTTTATTTGTATCCGCCATTACCTCTCCATAGTTTTTAGTCTAATTCCTGGACTCCAACTGTATTCGCCGAACACAATTACGGCAGATGGGAATGGGGCAGAGTTTTTATTTTCTTTATTTGCACTCTCAAACTTAACTCTTCCTTTAATAAAGTAAATTGTCGATGCAGATTCCATAATATAATCATGCCAGTATTTCGTATCTGTCCTGGACGGAATCAAAAGTGCAACTGTTGCTCCATTTTCTGTGGATTCATAATGAGCTTTCTTAACCCAATCTGCAATGTTGCTATATGGAGGATTAACAAATACTGACTCTCCAGCCCATGATTGACTTAATCCATCTTCTTCAATTGTATAATGCTTTTCACATTTTGCATTTGCATGAGTGCAACAAGGATCTAAAGTAAAATTATACTTTTTGTTAAGCTTGTCAAAGATTGATTGTGGAGTTGCCCATTCATCTGTTGCTGAACTAAACATCACTGATCTGGTCTTCCGATCCATCTCTTGTTTCCTCCACTAATTTCTTTGCCATATCCCAGCAGTCAGGACAATAAAGTCTAACTGTTTCTGTTTCTTTTCTGACTACAACACTCCAAGACATTACCATATCTCTATCTTTCTTGTCGAAATCTTTATGACAAGCCAAGCAGTGATCTGGAATCTTGTTAAAGAGGCCAATCTTTTTTGACATCTCTTTTTTGGAGTCTTTTAGTTTATCTCTTTTTAGTTTTCTTCCTAAAGATGACATTAATTCCTCGATAAAATATGTGTTGCGCTTTCTTTTGAGCCTGCTCCAGTTTGCTGAATCATTGAAGAAAACTGTTGAAGTTCTTTCAAGTCTCTTGCGCCACTATATGAAAATCCTGAACGGATTCCAACTGACAGCTCTTCAAGAATATCTTTTACAGAACCTTTGTATGGTATGTGTGTTGATATGCCTTCTCGTGATGACACTTTGCCTTTCCAAGCTCTTTGTGCCTCTTTGGACGCCATTCCTCTGTAAGTTTTATATTTGCCTTGAGGAGTGTTGATAATGTCGCCTGGAGACTCTGTTGTTCCAGCCAATAATGAGCCAGCCATAACAAAGTCTGCTCCTGCTGCAAGAGCTTTAACCATATCACCAGAATTTTTGATTCCACCGTCAGCAATCAATTTAACTTTCATATCTTTTGCTGCGCGAGCACAATCAATGACTGATTGCAAAGTTGGAACTCCATGTCCAGTTTGGATTCTGGTTGAGCAAATGCTTCCTCCTCCAATGCCAACACGAATACTATCAGCACCCCAATCGGCCAAGTCATAAAATGCTCTTTCAGTTGCAACATTGCCAGCCATAATATGAATATTTGAAGGAAGATGTTGCCTTAAGCTTGACAAAGCATTCTCGACTAAAACATGATGACCATGTGCAACATCAAGGCATATAACTTTTGCACCGTGATGGACAAGCTCTTCCGCTCTTTCAAGATAGTCGCCTTGTGTTCCAACAGCTGCTCCAACATCAAGATTGTAAACATAAGATACTTTTGTGATAATCTCACATTGCTCTTCGATTGTGTTGTATCGATGGACAATGCCCAATCCTCCAACAGTTCTAATTGCTATAGACATTCCATCTTCTGTGACCGTATCCATTGGAGCAGAAATAATTGGGCAATCAAGCTTAAGCGTATCCGACAAATCGTTGCCAATATTAATTTCTTTTCTTGATTTGATGTCACTATATTTTGGTTCCAACAGGACATCATCA